AGAGCATTTAATAAAATAATTATATTTGGGTACATGCTCGTAACATCAAGTAATTTTACATTTTTAGCTTTAATAGGTTCAGATGGTGCTCCGTGAAGTCCACCAAATCCGAATTGAATATCGTTTCCAAACTCTTTTTTAGTTATAGTTTTTGTCTTCAATTCGAACGCTGGTGTATTTAACTGTAGCCACATTTCTTTTACTTCTAAATCAACTTTGTCTAATAAATTTTCATCAATCCTAAGACTACTCCATTTATTTATTTTCCCGGAGGTGGTCAGTAAATTTCCCGAAATTGTTGTAGTATTCCACTTTTTAGCTTTATCGTTTCCTAACTTTTCAACAAGCAGTTCTTTTGTCTTGAAATAAGAATTTTCTCTTAGTTTATATACATCAATCGTTGTATTTACGTCATAGCTACAGTAAAATATCGCTTCTTCTAATTCTTTTTCTGTTAATTTTCTGTTAATATCAAATGACACGTTGCTTTCCAATATCATTTTCCCCATATTTCCTTCAATTTTTTTTAGTCCTGGTTTAGATACATCAATTTGTTGAAAACAGTCAAGACTGTTAATATGATCGTCTACTTCCTTGTCTGTATTAACTCCTGAAATAATTCTATCATTGAACTCTTTCAGCTGATAATTAGTCCAACCTTTTATCATTTTTGTAAGAATCAAATCATCATAGAAATAATTGTTATAACCGACTAAAATTTTACCTTTTATAAAATTCTGAAGTTCTTCAAAATTGTTATGAAATATTCTCAATGTAGTTTTATTTATATCTTTAAAAACTACAAAAGCATCATACTTGTAAACTTCAATATCATAAAATAATAAATTCTCCATATGTTATCCTTTCGTTTAAAAGGGTATTATTCAATACCCTTTTAAATATTTATTTCTTTTTATTTTTCTTAACTAATGGTTTAATATCTACCCATATAAATTTACCGCCCGCTTTTTTTACTTCAAACATCACAGTTTGATTTATTATTTCATCCTTATTTTCAATATCTACTCCAAATTTATTTTTAAACTGTTCCATTTTTTTAGCTTTTTCTTGGGGGTTAATAAAGAATTTCTTCATTCCGTCAACCCATTTAGCGTAAACCATTTTGTTTTCGTATATTTTTCCTTCGTATTCTATATGAATTTTAATTCCTACATCATCTAATTTAACCTCTTTGATTACAGCTTCATCAATCAGTCCTAAATCATCTTCAGTAAATTTGTCAACTGAACTTGTTTCCCATAAACTACAATATGTGCTATAATCATATACATCTTTTCTAACTCCTATACAGTTAGTTAGACTGTTGAAATCACAACTAAAATACTCTTGACACCATTCCTCTACTTTTTCAGCTTTTTCTAAATCGTCTATAAATTTTGCTTGAGTTCCTGACCAACTTTGTTTATTAAAGCTAACTTCTCTTATTTCTCCAGCATCTTCATACAAAAATGTTAACACAGCTTTTTTACTTTCATTTTCATAAGTTACTTGTACTAATTCTAAATCTTTTAATAATTCCATTTATTTTTCCTCCATAACATAATTGATTTTATTTTCTTTTAATAACATTTCAGTCAGTTTAGCGTCTTTTTCATTTGAAATGATAAAGATGTATTTTTTATCAGTTTTTATGTCTGCTAGCACTTCTTCTATTTTTTTAGATTCAATTTCTTCGCGTTTAACTATTTCTATTGCTCCAGCAAGATTAAATGAATTGAGATATTCTTTCAGTATTTTATTATCTGTATCGTTTAAAGATTTAATTACAGTGATATCCTGCTTTCTTTGTTCTAACCATTCACTTATTTGATTTTCAATTTTATCAATTGAAGTACTTTTATTTGCCATATTTTCTTTAAAAAAATCATCGAAATTGATTAATTTGTTAAAATCATAGTGTTTTAACTTGCTTTCAAATAAATCTTTTACTTTTTCTTTTTTTTGCTCCCTCTCTTGTTCTTCTAATTCTCTTACCTGATTTCTGACAATGTTGTCAGCTTCTTTTACAATGTCTACTATCTCTTTTACTTTATTTTCAAATTCGACGTAAGGTTTTAACATTTCTTTTTTTACATTAATTCTATAGTCTTCCAGTTTTTTTACATCTTTATTAACTTCTGCTATTAACTTTTTAGATTCTTTAATGTTTTCTTCGGATACTTTTACTTTTTTTAAATTTTCACTGAGTTTTATTGCTCTATCTTTTATATAATCGTAAGCGTTAAATTTTATTTTCCCAACTTCAAATTCAATAACGCCTGTTTCATTGACATTTATTAATTCGTTCATTTTTACTCCTCTTCCCATTCGATATTTTCATACGCATAATCTACTAATATTTTTACAACTTTTGCAGCAGAAAATCCTGTTGCTTCTTTAATTTCATTTACAATTTCATATGTATCAGTTCTAACTTTTACTGCTATGTTTCCTGATTTAGATTCTCTTTTTCTTAATCTCGTTAATATTAATTTTTCCATATTTCCTCCTATGTTAATAAAATCTTTCGCTTTTATGTAATTCTATAAATTTACTGTTATTATCTCTTCTATGAGTGTAATAAAATGCTTTCGCTTTCTGTGTTGAGAGATGTCTTTTAGCATTCTGAAAAGCATCATACTTATATGATTTATCATTCATAATTAATTCTATTTTCTTTTCATCGTGATTACTTTCTATGAAAAAGTAATCATATTTAATCTCTGGAGCATTTTCAAGCGTTGAAGTGTCTGTAGCATAGATTACGTTATTAGTATTTATTTTAAAGACATACCCGGTTGTAACTACATTATGTATACATTCAAAAGGATGTACTTCCATTTTTCCAATTTCATAACTGATTTCAGTGCTTAAAATCTTTTCAACTTCATCTTTTCCCACTTCTATAGCTACTTCATAGTTTGAATAAATTTTAATGTGTTTCCATTTACTACGAATACTTTTAAATGTAGATTTCTTTAAATGATCAGAGTGTTTATGAGTGATAAAAAGATATTTTATATCTTTTAAATAATCTTTCAGTTTCGTATAAGGAACTCCACAATCAATCAATATCTCATTATTTATAATTACAGCATTCCCCTTACTTCCTGATTGTATTATTTTATACTCCAAATCTGTCCTCCTATTCTCTTAATGCAAGTGGCATTATCAGATAAATCCACTTACTGTTGGTTTCGTCTCTTACAAGTACTGTGCTCTTATTATTCGACATTTCCATGACGGTCAGGCTGTTCTTAGATTTGCTTAAATAATCTATCAAAAATTTGATGTTCAGTGAAATTTTCAAGTATTCTCCTGTATGTATTGTGTGTATTTTCTCCCTAAATTCGCTAAACTCGTTTGATGCTTTTACTGTCAGACTGCCTTCGCTAAAATCACTGAAATCAAATATGCCTCCGTTTTTTGCATCCTTATTATTCTTTGCAACGAGAATAGCTTTTTTAAGTGTTGCAAGAAAAATTTTAGTATTAAGCATTACTTTTTTATCATTTTTTAGACCTTTTACTATCGCCTTGTAATCAGGAAATACAAGCTTAACTGGTTCTGTCTGAATGTCGACGCTCCCAAGTCTGAAAACAATTTTTCCTCCGATGTCCGACATTACCAACACTGTTTCTTCCAGTCCCTGTATTTTTGATTTCAGAGTTTTGATTAACCCTTTCACTGCCTTGAGGGGGATACTGACCGATACATTCCCTTGAGATTCTATTATTTCCGTTTCACACATGGCCAACCTGTAAGTGTCTGTTCCTACAGCTGTCAGTTTATTATCTTCCGTTTCTAATCTCACACAGTTTACCGCGAAGTTCTCAGGGTCGCCCGATGCCGAGAACTCCACTTTTTCCAAAGCTTCTTTAAGTTCCATTCTTTTTATTTTAAAATTTAATGCTTCCACACTATTCTCTTTAAATCCCGGATTGTACTCATGTAAAGGGATTTCAGACGTATAATTTTTTGCCGTAATTTTTATTTTGTTATCACAATCTTTAATTAATATCTCCGTATCAGGAGCCTGTTTTATTGCGGTCTTGAACATCTTACACGGTATGGCCACTTTTCCTTTTTCCTCCACATGCCCGTTAATTCTGACTTTCGCACATGTCTCGGAGTCAGAAGTGAAGATTTCGATTCTGTCATTTCCGTCTGTTCTGATATGGACATGCTTAAGATGTTCCATGCATGCCCTCTCTGTGCTTATGAAATTCTCGGCCACTTCGACTGCACCTAGGAGCTCCTTTTTTAATATTTTTAATTCCATATTGCATTTTTCCTTTCTAAGTGCTATACTTTCAGTGAATATGTTTTTGTAATCAGCCGATATTGCCAGTATCGGCTTTTTTTTAGTTCTGAAAGAATTACATAGTAACTGTATCTTCCAGGTTTAGATTTTTCAAATTCGCTCATATCTTCATATATGTAAATCTTTTTTGGCGTATCCCATTCATCCAATCTGTTCCATCTGTCGCCACAGCATGAGCAGTCAAGTCCTTTCTCAACCCCGTCAAAATAAACTTCTTTTGGGATTACTTCCTTATCCGCTACTGCAAGATGTTCATAACTGTGTGTTGTGGCTTCCATACATTTCACAGGCAGTATTAACATATTATCTTTATAAGTTTTTCTTATCTCCTTGGAATATCCGCCACTGTTATTCTGCCAGTACACATACATTTCCTTTATTTGCACATTAATTCACCTCCTTTCCATCTTTATAAAGTTCGTCCAGGATCATATAATAATCCTCTTCCGTTTCATAATAAATCCCTTCAATTTCAGGCATTTAAATCACATCCTTTCAATCCCATTTCGATTCTTTAAAGTACATGTATGTAACAGCTCCCAGCACTACCCATAAGCCGTGCACTACTACTTTAACAGTAATATCATCAGCAAACGATTTTGTCTGATTAAGTATCAGAGCTGTTATAAATATGCCGTACCATACTAATGACTTTTTTAATCTAGTTGTCATTTTCTGTCCCTCCTTTTTTAATCATATCCGCCGCAATGTTACTTGCCAGCGAATGTATTAACCTTGTTACATCCTCCCCGTTCACGATTATGACAGGGAAGTTACCATATTTCATATAGTGTTCCACAGCCTCCTCGGGTATGTGGTAATCCCAGCCACCTCTTGGTCTTGAGGGGGTAGGCGATACTGTCTGAATTGCCGTTCCAAATTTAAAGTTTTTCTTCTGCAGTCCCATTCTTACCAGCTGTATTGATTTGTTAATGCGTTCAGAGCATTCTTTTACGGTTAGAGTTTTCATATTTCAAGATCCTTTCGTTTCGATTTTTGTTTAATTTTTGTATTTCCGTGATATAATACCTTTAAAAACATTTTTATAAGGAGCTGATTTTTATGCAGGATTATTTCATAAGCATGTACCAGATTTTAAAAGCTATCGAAACTAGCTCTTATTCTAATTCATTTAACTATGATGAAACTTTAGATCTTAAAAAATTGAGACTAACTGAAGAAGAATTAATGATCATCATAGACAACATTATTGATGACGAATTAGTTAAAGGTCTGATAATAATTCCTGGTACAGCGGGCTTTAAAGCTGTCAATCCCAGATTAACTACTGCCGGCTATCTTTACTTAAAAAATAATTCAGAAATGCAACGGGCTTATAAATTCTTAAAAGAAATTAAAGGTTGGATTCCTGGTCTGGGTTAAAAAAAGTTTTCACAGTTTTAAAAGCCAGTTCACTATTTACAAATCTCCTGTTTAAAGAAAATTTATAGTCGAAATACTGTTTTAAGCTTTTCCATTCCTGTTCAGTTAACCCGTCAGCTGATTCAAGAATGGTTTTTATTTTTTCATCTGACATAATTGTCCTTTCTTAATTTCTTATTACTTATTTCATTTAACATTTTTTTTAGATGTTTGCTATAATCATCTCTTTTTTAATCTACCCAAAAAATATTTCATCCAAAATTTCCAGAGGGTATGTATTAATAAGTCCATATTTGCTATCCACAACAGTTCCTGTCAACAGCCCTCTGTCCCTACAGAGTTTAGTTGCTTTTCTTCCGACAGAACTTGAATTGTATGAACCAGGATTAATACCTTTCATATTTGCATAGGCTATTACTGTTAAATGGT